ACGCTCGGCGACGGCGGTCAGAATTGCGTGGGCCAGGCGCTCGGCAACGGACGCATTGATGGAGAGGCAGACGCCGGTGTCGGGCAGGGATACCTCGAAGAAATCGGGCGTTGTCGCTTCCCCAGCGAGAACCTCACGGGCGCTGTACAGATAGCGCGCTTCGACGCTGATCTCGGCCGGAGATTGCTGGCCGTATGAGATTGCGTTGATGCGGATATTTGCCATAACAGTCTCCTGTTGAACGGTTACTGAGGGCCATCCTCAGGCGGCGCGTGACGCCACGACGGGGCTGGTCTGCCCCGTTTCGGCCTAGTTCATCCGGTGCCGGTCAACGATCGTCTGATCCCAGACTTGTAGCCGCTCGCATTTGGCAACGTAGTCGGCGCCCAGCATGTCCTCAACGACACCCTGATCGTCGGTCACGATGTAGGCGCCGCTCCCGCATTGGCTCTCAAGGAGCCAGCCGCCGTCTTCCTCGAGCGCGTGACGGGCGTCGTCGTAGTCGGCATAGACCTTGTACATATCGTCCTCCATAAAGTTGCGTGCGCTTAATTGCACAATTTGTGCGGTTCGGCAAGAGAGAAAATCCCCCATCTCGCACAATTCCTCCACCGCCGCAGCGGCAGGCCCGCGTGACGCTGTATATGCCGACATCGGTGGGCATGGCCGGGGCCGTCTTCCTAAGACCAGGCAGACCTTGCGGCCGTTCTCGTCCTTTCCGACCAGGCGGGCGGTATAGTTCGGCACGTCTAGTCCCCCTCCTTGGCCGGCACGCCGAGGAACCGATACCATGCGCCTAGATCACTGATGCCGCTCGCCGCGCTCCCCTGAAAGAACGCCTTAGGGTTTGAGGTGTGGAACGCGCGGCGCTTGGCGGACACCCATAACAGAAAGCCCGCCATGCGACCGCCTGTGTAGCGTTCCGAATCCTTCGCGAGCATGACGTCGGGATCGGTCTCGCCGTGTTCGGCGCAATACCGCAGATAAACCGGGTTATAATCGGGCATGGCGTGTTTCCTTTTCTGCTGTGGTTATGGATGGCATGGCAAGCTGGGTCTGCGGATCTGGGGCAAGAAGATGGGCGCCCGGCTTGTGGACCAGGCGCCCGGTCAATCAATCTCCCCGCGGATCGCAATCGCCGTGGCGCCAAGTCCAGTCCGGGCATAGGCCAGAGTCGGCGCACAGGGCGAGATACTGCCGGTCATATTCATCGGCAGTTAGCTTGCCGGAGTCCCAATCGGCGGCGAGCTTATGATAACGGCGCTCGAATTCTTTTTCGGTCATTATCATCTCCAAGGGCAAGGGGATGGGCGCCCGGCTTAGACCAGGCGCCCGATTGCCTATTCGGCAGGTGCTTCTGGATTCAGGATGGCCGGAGAAAACCAGGCGACATCACCCCCCGTATGCCGATTCGATGCGATCCCCAGTGTGGTCGCAGACAAGTTCGGAATCCTCCCAATTTACATCCATGCCGATAACACGCCAGCCGCTGTTGGTATCGTCCCAAGCGATAGCCTGTAGGATGTTCCGGCGTTCGGCCCGTGCGGCCGCAAACGAAAGCGCGGCGCCGTCCGCAGTGACAAAGTACAGGGGATAACCCCCGGGCCATGCGTACGGCCCGATTCGCATGGCGCGACGAAAGTCAGAGATTGTGAATATTCGCATAATCATCCCCAAAAAATTAGGTTAGCGACGACAAAAAGCATCGCCATTACCCACAATATGCCGATTGCAATTTCGGACAGCAGGCGCACCGGTCATGCCCTGTTCGATGATCATCCCTTCATACTGGTACCGCTTCAGTTTCTGTCTCTTGGCCATGATGGCTACCAACCGGGGTGACGAAAGCGATCGTCAAAGTCCGATATGGACGTATCTCGATCATGTCCCCGTTGTCATAGACCTTGCAGCGATGCCCAGTAAGGGCAAGCGCCGCCTTCGCTGCGCGAACGATTGCGCGGCGCTTGTCGCTGGGCGCATTTATGCTCAGGCGCTTAACCCAGCAATAGTTTGCTTCACCGCCGAACGTGTCTGTGTACTCGATATCGTATTTCATTGTGCCTCCTATGGGTTGTTGGAGCCTGGCGCTCCCCACTGCCGCCCCGCGTAGAGCGGCAGCCGGGACCGTCACGCCAAACCCTATGCCGATCATTATAGTTGTGATTCACAACTAGGGAATAGGAATCTGGCAATCTGTCACCGCATTTTTTCTTTAAGTAGCCCCTAGGGAATCTTTAAACGGGGTTGTCGAAAATTGTATGGATTCGGCAGGGGGAAGAAAGCCCCCAAGCCCCGCTTTCCATCAATTCAAGGGTCAGATAGAGGGGATGTAAGGGGGGAGATAGGACAGACTTCGGCCCGCGGCCTGGCGCTGGCCGACGGAACTGGCAACCGACAGAAGCTGCACAATCAAGCCGACATCACTTCGCCATCCCATCTCACCACATAGCCATACATCTAAAATGCCAGCGATCTTGACCGTGATAACATCACGCCATACCCACACATATCAAATGCCAGCGATCTAGAGCCGACGGCGCCGCTCGACCGGCACCCCTCCCCCCTGCCCTTGACGAATCGCCGACGACACACCCCCCCCCGGCCCTTGGGGTTTGCCAAGACGATCTGCGCGCGCTACGTGTATGTCCTCACCCTTGCCAATAGAACGGGCCTTGCTTCCTACAAAAAAAATCAAATTTGATGGATCTCGCCATTCCATCCCTTGTGGTTGGTCTAGGCAGGTTATTGTTGATTGGGGGGCGATACGGAGGTGTTGGGAGGCTGGGGCGTCGGAGTGGTGGTTGAGGCGTAGGTGGGGTGTGACGGGTCGGGAGATTGAGGGTAGGTATTCTTCTTGGGATCATGAGCGGAGGGAAGGAGCTATGGCGCGGAGGCAGGGTGTTGTGGTGGAGGGTGGGTTGGAGGGGTATACGAGTGTTGAGATGTGGTTGGATGCGTTGGTGGGGTGTGGGGTTGGGGAGGGGTTTCAGTTGGATGCGTATGCGGTGGCGTTGGATACGTTGGCGCGTGGGGTGCCGATAGGGTTGGCGTGTGAGGGGGCGGGTCTTTCTACGGCTCAGGTGAGCAAGATGCGGCAGACGCGGCCGCAGATTGACCAGTTGTTTGTCCAGGCTCGTGCGTTGGCGGCTAGGCCGTTGGTTGAGAAGGTGATGCGGTCGGAGGATTGGCGGGCGGCGGCGTGGATGTTGGAGCGGAATGTTGGTAAGGAGGAGTTTCGTCAGGATCGGGTGCAGCAGGACAAGCTGGTCATTGAGATCAATGTCAGCCGGGACCAGGCGATTGCGGCGAAGCATGGGGTGGTCGATGTGACTCCGGAGGTATTGGATGGCCAACAAATGGTCCCTGGACTACCTGCCAAGCCCTAGTCCTGTGATGCAGGAGATCCGCCACGGCGATTGCCTCGCCGTCATGCGAGAGATGCCGGACGCGAGCGTTGATGCGGTCGTGACCGACCCGCCCTATGGGCTGGCGTTCATGGGCAAGCGATGGGATTACGACGTGCCCAGCGTCGAAGTGTGGGCGGAATGCCTGCGCGTGCTGAAGCCCGGTGGGCACCTGCTGGCGTTCGCCGGGACACGCACGCAACACCGCATGGCCGTCCGCATCGAAGATGCCGGCTTTGAGATCCGCGATATGATCGCGTGGGTCTACGGGTCGGGCTTCCCGAAGTCGCTGGACGTGAGCAAGGCGATTGACAAGGCGGCGGGCGCGGAGCGCGAGAAGGTGCCGGGACCGAAAACAGGGGGCATGGCGTCGCTCAACAAAGGCAACGCGGCGCAGGGTTATCGAGATTCCGCGTACTACGACGAGGGAAACATGATCCCCTCGTCGGAGCCTGTCACCGACGACGCGAAGCGGTGGGAAGGATGGGGCACCGCCCTCAAGCCCGCGCTGGAGCCGATCACCGTCGCCCGCAAGCCGCTTATCGGCACGGTCGCGGAGAATGTGTTGGCGCACGGCACGGGTGCGCTGAATGTGGATGGGTGCAGGGTGGGGACGGACGAGAGGACTTTTGAGAGCAAGGGTATCCGTCCAGGCTCTCACAACATCGTTGGCGACCAGTGGGATGGCGGGCAAGGCCCCAAGACCGTCGAGGGCCGCTGGCCCGCCAACCTGATCCACGACGGCAGCGAGGAGGTGGTGGGGCTGTTTCCAGAGACTAAGAGCGGGCAACCCATGAACCGAATGCACACCGACCCAGGGCGACACGTCGCCAGCGGCGCAAGTCGCGGCGGTATTTACATGCACACGGGATTCGGCGACTCCGGCAGCGCCGCCCGCTTCTTCTACTGCGCGAAGGCAAGCAAGGCGGATCGCGGCGACGACAACAACCACCCCACCGTCAAGCCCACCGACCTTATGCGCTACCTTTGCCGCCTCGTCACCCCACCGGGCGGCACCGTCCTCGACCCGTTCGCGGGCAGCGGCTCGACCGGCAAGGCGGCGGCACTGGAGGGCTTCCGTTTCATTGGCATTGAGCGGGAGGCGGAGTACTTAGCCATTGCAGAAGCCAGGATC